CGCTACGATAAGCGCAGGTATAAGCGGCGCAACCGGATCGAGATCATGTTCGGCAGGCTCAAGGATTGGAGACGGGTGGCGACCCGTTATGACCGATGCTCGAAGACCTTCTTCTCAGCGATCGCACTCGCCGCAACCGTCATCTTCTGGCTTTGAGTGAGAACGAGTCCTGACCCTAGCCACGATCAGACCCGGCACGCTGTCCAGCGCCCGCTCGGCATCCCGGTCCAGGTCGAGCCGCTTCGGCAGCTTGACCTGCGGCACCAGCAGGAAGATCGGCACCGTCGTGCGCCCGCGGCCGGTCTTCGACCGCGACGCGACACCGAGCCCTCGGCTGTTCAGTCGCCCTTCCGCCACCAGCAGGCTCGGGCCGCGGCGACGGTAGACGAACCGCAGGCGCAGGCCGCGGCGACGTTCCCATTCGCCGGGGGTGAGCTTGGCGCCACGCAGGCCACGTCCGGCAGCCTCGGTCGGGATCGCGAGCCAGAACCCGTCTTTCGAGCGGATCAGCGGGCCCGTGTCGTGGGCGCCGACGATGACCGGGGCCTTGGACCAGACGAGCGCCGCGGCGTTCAGGCTCTCGCCGGCCTTCGGATAGGACTGGCTGCGGATCGAATTCGCCAGCCGCCGGCCGAGCCCTGCACCGGTGATCTGGCCACGCCAGGCGGTCTTGAGACCGGTCCCGGCCTCGCGCATGGCGGCGGTGACGGCCTTCTCGCCTTCCTTCACCTCTGCGACCATGGCGGCGACGAGATCGGGCGTGATGTCGAGCTTCAGTTTCGCGCGGGCCTCAGGTCCACGGTCCAGACGAGCCGTTCGCGGTCCCGGACGGGCTCGCCCTGGATGAGGAAGGCCTCGCCATCGATCTCAATGCGGTCGCCGGGCCGCGGGCTCGCCACTTCGGCGAGGCGCAGGATCGCGCGGACCAGCGACGGCGCGCCGCCCTCGTCGGTGTAGACGACGTCGCGCGCGAGATGCACGTCGGCGAAGAGCGCGTCGAGGGCGGCGGCGAAGACGGACATCAGGTCCGCCGCGCGGAGCGCAGCACCTGCGGGCGGGTGCAGATCGGCAGCGGGTTGCTCTCGATCTCGAGTCGCACCCATTCGTCGCGGTCCCGGTCGGGGATGGTGCGGGCATAGAGCGGCTGGCCGAGCGTATTGACGGTCTCGAACGTGTCCGCGGGGGCGTAGTAGATCTCGAAGAGGCCCTCGATGCCCTCGGGATAGAAGAACGCCTTGTCGGTCGGCACGGTGAAGCCGACGCTGCCCCGATAGCGCCGGAAGGTGATGCCGCCGAAGTTGACCTCGTCGGCCACGCGACCGCGCAGGTCGGCGGCGGCGGCGGTGTTGAGGTAGGTCTCGCGCACCTCCTTGTGGGCGACGAGATCGGCGAAGAAGGCCGAGCCGCATTCGGCGCGAACCTGCACCGCCCCGGCTGAAAGCCCGCCCATCGAGTCCTCGACGCTCTCGATCAGCGCCTGGCAGCGCTTCCGCAGCGCCCCCGAGGCCGGGCTCGCGTTGTCGAGGTCGAAGTCGATCTCGCCGGCCGGCGAGATGCCGAACTCGGTGAAGTAGTTCACGACCGTCGCGTGGTCCTTGGGGTCCTTCACCAGCCCCTGGATGCCGTTCAGGAGGTGGTATTCGAAGGTGGTCTCGGCGTCCTGGCGGAGCTTGCGCAGCCGATACGCGACCTCGGTCTGCACTTGCTGGGTCGCGCTCTCCGAGCCGAAGTCGCGGACAGACTGGATCTCGGAGGCCCAGAGCACGTCCTGCTTCTTGAACTGGTGGCAGACGAAGGCGCGCATCTCGCGCCGGTCGGGCACCTGCTGCTCGTAGGCCGAGCCGCGCTCGGAGAACGGAATCAGCGACAGCGTGCCGTCGCGGCTCTCGATCACGACGGTGCGGGACCGGACGCCGCGCGGGCTGAACAGGTTCGAGCCAGAGAGCAGCGCGGGCTTGTAGGGAATGTTCTCGAGCGCGCGGGTGAGCTCGACGATGGTGAAGGCATCGCCTTCGAAGATGTCCATGGTGGCCATGAGGATGCCTCCTGTCGGGAGTGGATCAGCGGACGAGGATGCCCGCGGCGAGGAGCGCGGTATGGGCGGCCGCGATCTCGCCCTCGCTGGGCGTGCCCGCGAAGACGAGGTCGTGGCGGTTGACGATGGCGGGCCCTCGGACGACCGCGACGGCCGGCGCATCGCCACCGCTCGCATCGACCTTGCCCTAGAGCACGGCGACAGCGGTCTCGGTGCCGTCGACGGCCGCCGGGTCGTGGGCGGCGTACTTGCCCGAGGCGGTGATCTTGCCGAGCACCGTGCCGGGCTCGAGCGTACCGGCCGCGACGGTGATCGTCTCGCGGGTGTAGTCGCGGAAAGCTTCCCAGACGAGGAAGCCGCCGGGATGCGTGCCCTCAGTGAGCGTGGTCATGGGTTCATCCTTTCAGCTTGAAGGTGCGGGCGACGATCTCGCACCAGGGGCGCGCGGCCGAGGAACGGCCGGGCTCCGGGTGATGGGGCGCGATCTCGGGCTCGGCCTTGACAGCGAGGAGCGCGGCGCGCACCTCGTCGAGGCTCGCGTCCTGTTCGAGGAATTTGCCGGCCATCTGCGGCTGGCCCGCGAGACGGCAGAGGTCGACCACGGCGCGGGCATGCCCGATGGCCTCTGCCCGGATCGCGTCCGGGTACGGCGGCGCGCCACTGGGCGGCAGTGTCACGGCCGACGGCTGCGGGTCGTCGGAGGCGGCGGCCGGCTCCTCCTTGGCGCCCTCGACCGGGTCGCCTTCGGCGGCGGCGTCGGTATCCTCGTCCGCTTCGATCTCCCGGCCGTCGCACTCAGCGTTGGGCTCCGGCTCGGCTTCGATAGCTTCAACCAAATCCGGCGGCGCGTTGCGAAAGCGGCCGATGTCGAAGCGCGCGGCGATCCGGACGGGCTCGATCAGCCGGTCGGCGAAGCCCTGCGCGACGGCGTCTGCGGCGTCGAGCCAGGTCTCGGCGGCCATCAGCGCGGAGACCTCTTCCGGCGTCCGGCCGGATTTCGCGGCGTAGCCCGAGACGAGGCTGCCCTTCACCTTGTCGAGCGCCTCGGCCATGGCGCGCATGTCCTCGGCCGTGCCCATCACGAGGCCCGAAGGATCGTGGATCATCAGGAAGGCGTTCTCGGGCATGACGATCTCGTCGCCCGCCATGGCGATGTAGGAGGCGGCCGAGGCGGCAATGCCGTCGATCCAGAGCCGTCCCTTCTGATCGCGGACGAACCGACGACGGCGCTCGACGTGTCGATCCAGGCTCAGATCACGGCGCTTCTGAGGCACACGTGCCGCAGCCGCGGCGCAGCGGTGATGCTGGTGACCCACGACATGGGCGTGATAGCCGAGACGGCGGACCGCGTGGCCGTGATGTATGCCGGACGGATCGTGGAGACTGGCCCGGTGGAAACGATCATCCGCGCCCCTCGTCACCCCTACACCAAGGGGCTGATCGGCTCGATCCCGACACTGACCGGCGATCGCGACACATTGACCCCGATCCCCGGTGCGGTTCCGCCGCTGAGCGACATGCCCAGGGGCTGCGCGTTCCATCCCCGCTGCACACTCGCCGACACGCTGTGCCAGCAGACACGGCCCGAGATGCGCGCCGCCGGCGTCTCTATCGCCGCGTGCCACCACCTCGAAGCGGAGCACATGAGATGACCGACAGCGATACCCTGATCCGTGTCGAGGCGTTGCAATGCCATTTCCCCATGTCGGGCAGTTGGTCGCAGCGACTTGGGGGGGGCGAAGGGCGGCCTCGTCGTGCGCGCGGTCGACGGCGTGTCCTTCTCGATCCCGCGCGGCCACGCGTTCGCGCTGGTCGGCGAATCCGGGTGCGGAAAATCGACCCTGGCCAACATGATCGTGGGCCTGCAGAAGCCGACCGGCGGCAGCATACGCTATGCGTCGACCGCCTCTGGCACTGGGCGGCCAAAGGTGCAGATGATCTTTCAGGACCCGTATTCCAGCCTCAATCCGCGCTGGAGGGTCGGCGCCATCGTCGGCGAACCGCTGCGTGAGTTGGGCCTGCGCCCGCGCGGCGCCGCGACTGACGCGCGGGTGGCCGAACTGCTCGAATTAGTCGGGCTTGGCGTCGCCGCCGCAAAGAAGTTCCCCCACGAGTTTTCTGGCGGTCAGCGGCAGCGGATCTCGATCGCTCGCGCGCTGGCGGCGGAACCCGACTTTCTGATTTGCGACGAACCGACCTCGGCGCTCGACGTCTCGGTTCAGGCGCAGATCCTCAACCTTCTCAAGGATCTCCAGAGCCGGCTCGGCCTGACCTATCTCTTCATCAGCCACGATCTGTCCGTCGTGCGGCACATTTCGGATCATGTAGCGGTGATGTACCTCGGCCGGATCGTCGAACAGGCCCCGACACTGGAGCTCTTCGGCCGCCCCAAGCATCCCTACACGCGGTTTCTGCTCGACACCGTGCCTGACATCGAAAGCGCCAAGCGCGACCGCGAGATTGCAGCCATCGACCTGCCGAGTGCGACCGATATTCCCCCCGGCTGCAGCTATCACCTGCGCTGCGGGTTCGCACAAGCCGACTGCCTGCTGCAGGTCCCCGGTGAAAGCAGGATCGGTTCGGTCCGGGTTCGATGCCACCATCCCATCGGCGTGCCCAAGGACGGCGTACTGCCAACTGCGCCGCAAACCGCCGGCGCACCGGCCTCGACCGTTGCGGGCGAACCCTGAGACAGGACGCGACCTTGAGCATAATCATCATCAATCCCAACAGCACCGCGGCGATGACAACGGCGATGTGCGCCGCGGCGCGGGGCGCGGCCCCCGGCCTGTCGTTCGACGGCTGGACATCCGAAGATGGTCCACCGGCCATTCAGGGCGCGGAGGACGGGGCCACCGCGACGCCACCCCTCCTTGATCTGGTCCGAAAGGCTGGCCGGGAAGGCGCCGAGGGCATCGTCATCGGGTGCTTCGACGACACCGCGCTTGCCGAGGCGGCGCGGATCGCGTCCTGCCCGGTGGTGGGGCTCGGGCAGGCGTCCTACCACTACTGCGCGCTGCGGCAGTGGCGGTTCAGCGTCGTCACGACATTGCCGGTGTCCGTTCCGGTGATCGAAGCCAACATCGAGACGATGGGCCTCGGCGGGCGACTGAAACGCGTCCGCGCCTCGTGCGTTCCGGTTCTCGACCTCGAGGCGGACCCCGAGGCCGCACTGCAGCCTATTCTGGCGGAAGCGCGGGCTGCGGCCGAGAACGACGGCATCGACGCGGTGATTCTCGGCTGCGCCGGGATGGTCGGCGTCACACAGACCTTGAGGACCACTCTGGAGGTGTCAGTCGTCGACCCGGTCGAGGCGGCAGCGCAGTCCATGGCGTGGTTGACCGGGCAAAGTGGAGAGGTGCGACTCGAGACATCAGTGTAACGTGTCCACGCCTCTGAAGCTGTTGCTGTCACGCCCATCTCTGCGCCGCGCGCCAAGATCGCCTCGAACTCGGCGTCGGGCATGCGCACGAAGCCCTGATCGCATCGGAGTGGTGTCATGGGTCAATCCTCCCGCCGCTCAGCCGACCTTGCAGCCCCAGAAGGACGTGTGATCGGCCGCGAAGTACCCATCCTGCGCGCGGAAATACCCCTGGAGCTCAACCGTATCGCCCGCCGCCAGCGGCAAAATCGTCTGCAGCCAGAGCGCTGTCGCCTCCGAGACATGCGCGCCGCTGATCTCGCCGTAGGACCCTCGGATTTCGGTCGCGCCGTTCAGCACGAGCCGCCCGCGCATCCGGGCCGAGGTGCTTGCATTGACCTTGTAGAGGAGCGTTACGCCGAAGAGGTAGGTGCCGTTCACGGGCGCTGTGAACAGGTTGGTCGCGGCATCGAACGCGCCCCGATCATTATAGTCGGTGTTGTTGATCGCGATCTTCGTCCAGGTCCCGACACCGACATAGTTGTCGTAATTCATGTAGGCCTTGAAGCGTGGCAGCCGAGGCTGCTAGATGATGCCGTTGGCGTTGTCGACGATGATCCCGTCAAAGAATGTGCTACCATCGGTGGAGACCGCGAGGCGGAACTGGTCGGAGCCGAACAGGCCCACCAGCGCCTTGGTCACGAAGCCAGTCTGGAGCGTGAGCCCGAGATCGTCGCCCGCCGCCTCCTTGTTCATGGTGTGGAATAGACCACCGATGCCGCGCTTGACCAAGGATCACTCGGACCAATTCAGTCGGGACCCGGCCCCACTCGCCCGCATTCAGAAGAATTCCGCGGTGGGATCGTACTGGCTGTTTTCACCTTCCGCTCGAATTCGGGTTCTGGCGCTGGGGGTCATGCCGAATTCGGCGGCATAGCGCATCATGTCGGCCATGGCCTTGTTGGCGGTGCCGACCAGCGGGTTCTGGATGGCGTTGCCGCCCTGGGTCTTGATCATCAGGCCAAAGGTCACGGCATCGCGCTCGGCCATACGCTCGAGGGCGGTTTCGGCCTGCACCCAGCGGCCGTAGGCTTGGCAATAGGCGGCCAATGAGGCGCGGTCGATATGCGACAGGACGCCCAAGGCGCAGAGATGCTCGCAAACCCGGTCCCATTCCGCGCGGGCTTCGTTTCCAAGGTGATCGGGCGGTTCCGGACAGGCCGGTTGTGGGTGCGGTTCGGCGGGATTGGCTCGGTCAACTCGGTCAGTGCCGGTGACGAGCTTCAGGCCGCTGGGTTTCGGTTTGCGTCCGCGCATCTCTCACCCCCGCTTCGAATTCCGGCAATGTGGGTCTTTGGCTCCCCACGCCGGTCCCGGTCGAAAACGTGCAGAGACAGACCCACCCCCGGGGTCGCGTCGAGTATACACCACGCGACAAGTCATTGCTATCCTGACATTTTCCGACATCCACAGCCACGAGCCGACAAGCGCGGCAGAACCTGTTTAGTGCGGCGGATGCGCGATGGCTTACAGACGTGTCGTGGCGCTCAGGCCGCCTAGTTGGTTTGCGAGATAGGCGCAGTCCTTTCCCGCCGCAGCGAAAACCTTTCGCAACCACCATGGCGCCGCGGGTTCGGCCCTCGAATCCAACTGTCGGGACAGGAAGCCGAGGCGCAGAAGGAGCCGAGGAAAAGGTATTTTGCGGACGTAGCCGCTGGTCGCTACAGGCGTGGCCGGGCTGACATGAGCAGCGGCAATGCGCGGTCATCGGAGTCTGGAATGTATCTGCGACAATCCAGAGACATCCTGCGTGAGTGCTCGCGATACGCCTTGATGTTGCGGTGCCTCCGAGGTCCGTAAGGAGCCCGAACTACAGAGTGCTGCAATATGCTCTGATGTCTGAAACAGGAGCGAAGCGGTTATTCGAGGATGGCTTTTCGTATCTTTCCGGATGATGGATGACATGGAGCTATCAGGAATTACAGATGCTTAAGCGGTCTCTCGCGCAACAAATGTTCATGTTTCGATCGCGTTGTTTCGTGCTATGTCGCGCTTGCTACGACAGGCGGGTTCATCCGCTGCCGAGCGAAATTCTGCGTCGCTCGGCCCGGGATAAGATAACGGCTGCGGTGAAGAAAGGGTGACAAAGGGCAACTTTGCATCTTTTCTATTCCTCCTGGTCCTGAGTTTTTTCTGACGCAGTCCTCGGTGTTTGTTTCCATCAACACCGTGGATTGGTGTCCCGGGGCACCTGCCCGCGGGACACCGCCGTTCACATTATTCCGCCCATTCCACCCATGTCGGACATTTCGCTGCCGGCACCGGCCCTTTCGGGCTTTTGCGCGACCATCGCTTCGGTCGTGATCAACAGACCGGCAATGGACGCGGCGTTTTCGAGCGCGATCCGGACGACCTTCGTCGGATCGATGACACCGGCCTTCAGCATGTCGACGTATTCCTCGGTCTGCGCGTCGAAACCGAAGGTCGGGCTGTCGTTCTCGATCACCTTGCCAACGACGACCGATCCGTCGACGCCGGCATTTCCGGCAATCTGGCGCAGCGGCGCCTGGATCGCGCGGGCGACGATCCTGATCCCGGCATCCTGATCGCCGTTCTCGCCCTTCAGCGACGCCAGCACCTTGCCGGCATGAACCAAAGCCACGCCGCCACCGGGCACGACACCTTCCTCAACCGCGGCGCGGGTGGCATTCAGTGCATCGTCCACACGGTCCTTGCGCTCCTTGACCTCGATCTCGGTTGCCCCGCCGACCCGGATCACGGCAATGCCGCCGGCAAGTCTTGCCAGCCGTTCCTGCAGCTTCTCCTTGTCGTAGTCCGACGTGGTCTCCTCGATCTGCGCCCGGATCTGCGTCACGCGCGCCGCGATCGCGTTCTTGTCACCGGCACCGTCGATGATCGTCGTGTCATCCTTGGTGATCGCGACCTTCTTCGCCGTGCCGAGCATGTCCATGGTGACATTCTCTAGCTTGGTGCCCGTTTCTGCGGAAATCACCTGACCGCCCGTCAGGACGGCAATGTCTTGCATCATCGCCTTGCGGCGGTCTCCGAAGCCGGGCGCCTTGACGGCCGCGACCTTCAGCCCGCCGCGCAGCTTGTTGACGACCAGCGTCGCCAGCGCCTCGCCCTCGATATCTTCGGCCACGATCAGCAACTGCTTGTCGGCCTGAATAACAGCCTCCAGCAGCGGCACTACGGATGCCAGCGAGGTCAGTTTCTTCTCGTGAAGCAGGATGACGCAGTCATCCAGCTCCACGACCATCTTCTGAGCGTTCGTGATGAAATAGGGGCTCAGATAGCCGCGATCGAACTGCATGCCCTCGACCACGTCGGTTTCGGTCTCCAGCCCCTTGTTTTCCTCGACAGTGATCACGCCTTCATTGCCGACCTTGGCCATCGCATCCGCGATCTGACGGCCGATCGCGACCTCTCCATTCGCCGAAATCGCGCCGACCTGCGCGATCTCGTCACTGTCGCCGACGGGGCGGGACATGGCCTTGATCTCGGCCACGACAGCGGCGACGGCCTTGTCGATCCCGCGCTTGAGATCCATCGGGTTCATGCCGGCTGCGACCGACTTCATCCCCTCCCGGACAATCGCGTGGGCGAGTACGGTTGCGGTCGTGGTGCCGTCGCCCGCCTCTTCATTGGTGCGCTGGGCGACCTGCTTGACCATCTGCGCGCCCATGTTCTCGAAATGGTCGGACAGCTCGATTTCCGCGGCGACGGTCACACCGTCCTTGGTGATGCGCGGTGCACCCCAGGATTTGTCGATGATGACGTTCCGGCCCTTGGGTCCAAGGGTGATCTTCACGGCGTTGGCCAGCGTGTTGATGCCTTTCAGCATGCGGTTGCGGGCATCGGTACTGAATCTGACGTCTTTGGCGGACATGTGTGTCGCTCCTGAGAATGAAAGTTAGGCGTCGCAATCGGAGTCAGGCCATGACGCCGAGAATGTCGCTCTCCTTCATGATCATGAGGTCTTCACCATCAAGCTTGATTTCGGTGCCTGACCATTTTCCGAACAGAATTCGGTCACCAGCCTTGACGTCCGTGGCGATGCGCTCGCCATCCTCGTCCTTGGCGCCGGCGCCGACCGCGACGATCTCGCCTTCCTGCGGCTTCTCTTTTGCGGTGTCGGGGATGATAAGCCCGCCCGAGGTCTTCGCGTCGCCTTCGATGCGGCGGACGAGAACCCGGTCGTGGAGTGGGGTAAACGGCACGTAAGTGCTCCTTCTTCGGAGTTTAATGGGAGCATGGCGATGGTCGGAAGTGCCTTGGCGCTCGCCATACCGGAGTGCCAATTGCATTGAAGTGATGGCTCGGCAGACGTTCTACAACGGCGTCTCGAAAATATCTTTCTGAACCGCGCCGGGTTTGCCGGAGGCTGATTTTGGTTAGTTACGCGGCCATGTCTTCAGTTTCCAGAGCCGCGTAAAAGTTGGCCTCAGCCTCGGC